AGTGTTAACAGTTGAGTTACCTTCTGGGTTCGCAGAGAAGCCAGTGTTTGACTCGTTGTACAGAGCTTCTGTGCCACCCTGAGTTGAGTAACGAGCGCGCATTGCGAAGATCAAGCCTGTTGGGCCTGTCATCGGCTGAACGCCACAGATGTCATAAGCAACGAGGTTAGGCATTGCACGACGAACCAGTGAAATCAATACTGGGTCGAAGTTGTCAACGGATGAACCGGTTACGTTATTAGGAGCTTCAGCGAGCAGGCTTGCGTTTGCAGCACCTGACTCACGGAGAGCGTTTTCGGTATTCTCAAGAATCTGAGCTGTTACCGAACGGCGATGTGAATCCTTAATCGGATCGAGGTCAGCGTGTTCAAGAACAGGCTGCCACTTGTTTTGTACTTCCTCAGCTAGCATTTAATCCCTCCTTAATGTGGATCTGTTTATTATTTATAATAAAATTACTTTTTAGTTGACTTAGAGATTGCAGTAACATACTTTGCCATATCAGGGCGTGCAGATGTTTCCTGAGCTTCTTCAGTTAGCTGATCTTCTGATTCAGCAGCTGTTTCTTCAACGATGATCTGTGTTGAAGATTCTTTCTTGCCTGAGAAATAGTTTTCCTTGACGAGCTCAACCTTCTTACGATAGGTATCTGCGTCAGCAAATTCTAGACCTTCAGCAAGTGTACGAAGCTTTTCAACCTGTGTTTCGGCGAGGCCTTCTGCAACATCGTCAAAAATAGCTTCTCTTTCAGCAGCTTCAACCAGCTTCTCGAGCTCGATCTTAGCTGTGATTTCTTCGTTCAGTGATTCTTCGAGTTCAGCAACACGTGCTTCAAGTGACTCTACTACATCTACGCTGTCTTCTGGAAGCTCAACGTTATGCTCTGCAAACAGAGTCTTAACTGATTCCATGAAGCTCTCAGCTGCTTCAACCTTCAATGAAGATTCGATAGCAATCTGGTTTTCTTCAAACCACTGCTCAGCAACATAGTCGAGGTATGAATCGATCTTTGAAGTCATTTCTTCTTCGATTGAACCAACTGCTTCTTCCAGCTTGTCTTCGAATTCTTCTTCAAGACGTGAAAGCTCCATACCGATGCGTGCATTAACAGCAGCTTCGAAGATGGTAGTTGCCTTCTCGCGGAATTCTTCAGAAAGGTCGTCAGAAGCAAACATCTCTTCGATGTCTTCTTTCATTGCACCCTTAGCAGCGATAGATGCCTTATTAGCGGCCGACTTATCTTCAGCGCCAGGAATTTTGTTCTTACCATATTGGTTAAGTACTTCCTGAAACTTATTGATTTCGTTCTTAGACATACCACCCATTGCGGAAACAACAGCAGCCATCATTTCTGTCTTACCAACATCACCGGCATTAGAGCCAGCACCTGGCTTCAGAGTATCTGCAGCAGCTGTTTCGTCGAGAATTTCATTCTCTACGATTTCAGTTGATTCTTGTTTTGCCATTTCTGACTCCTTTAAAGATATCTTAGCTTACTTATTTATTGAACTTAGATTTTTGATAATTTTTTGAGGAAATTCTCAAAGATGTGAAGCTTTTTTTCTTCCAATTCGCGGGACCTAGTTGCGCGCTCAACCTGCTCTTGAGCAGTCTTCGCAACAAGCATATTGTTTTCCCAAACCCAATCAACACCTTCCATGATGCCGTTTACAAATGCATCAGGTGCTGATGGATCGGCTACGATGTCAGCTGCTGTTGCAAGGTGAAAGTCGTCCTGGACTTCGTTGATACCTTCTCTGTTGAGTTTCAAGGAACCCATACCACGAGAAGAAACACCAAGCTGTGCGCCAGACTCAATAAGACCACGAGCAATATTACCCATTGGTGTATCCGTAATTCTTGCACGACCAACCCAGTTTGTACCGTCTTGTTTCAACGATTCGATGATGTGTGATACCCGGTCGAGGTTAATTGAAGGACCGTCAGGGTGTCCAAGCTCACCCATCGCTCTGCCTTTTGAAACGAACTGATCGTTGTAACGATTAACTTCACGTTCCATTACGCTGCGTGGATAAACACGACCATTGCGGTTCTTAATTTCCGACTGCAGGAAAGGGCCTTCGATATACAGATTCTTCTTACCGTCTTCGGTAGCTTCTGTTACGTATTTAACGCTTTCGTTGAGTTCTGTAATCAGCTTCATCTGTCAGTCCTTAGTTTTGTAGGTATTCCGAAGGCTCGAACGTACCACCTTCACCGATCTTCTGGCATTCAAACATCAGATAACCAACAGCTGATCCTGTCAGTGTTGCAGAGACGTTTGCAGTTTGATCGAGGGTGATCGGATTACCACAACCAGCGTAGTCATAGTATCCTGTTGAGTCCAATACGGCTACCGTATTTGCGCCCCTCTTGATAGTCCAATACGCATTAGCACCTGAAGGACATCCAGCCCATACTTGTGTAATGTAGGCTCCATCAAGCACTTCACCAGATAGTGCTACGTTGCTAACAGAGTTATTACCAGCTACGATAATGTCACCAGTATTAGCAATAGCGTGAACGGTGAATGAAAGATATTTCCTATTAGCTTGAATCCGGTATGCCATTATTCACCTCTATTCTCAATAGCGAAGGCAATCATCTTTTCGAGACCTTCTTCAGTTTGACATGCGGCTACAAACTTGTCACGATTTTCTTCATTAAGGCGATCGTGAATGTTGTGCATTGTTTCTTGAAGACGAGGAGAAAGACCTTCAATCGATTCTTTGAATTCAGTATAACGCTGATCAGCTTCTTCTTTCATCTTCTTCTTTTTCTTGTTGTAAAGACCGAGCTTCATCTTCATCTTCGAAGACATTTCATCAACCTGCTCGAATTCTTCTGTAGCAGCAACGCGTGGTGCTTTGCCGGCAGTAGCAGCAAGACCTGGGTTAACTTTACGGCCTGCCATCTTATAACCAGCCATTCTCTTCTTCAGAGTCCCTGTGTCTTTACCATCCTTTGACCAGTCGCCACCCCCGACTTTCATTCTATCCTGGATGCCAGAGCCTTGCTTCTTAGCAGCAGAACGATATGCCATCAATTTGTCTTGTGAGAGTTCATCGATCTGTTCGGCTTCTTCATACACAGATTCATCTTCGCCAGGTTCGTAACCTTTACGCTCTTTCTTACGCTCAACCTTCTTTACGTTCGAAGCCTTGAACACCTCATCGCCGTTGCCGTTCTTATCGGGAACGGTTTCAACTTCGTGCTTGTCAATGAACTTTTGTTCATCGGGTGACTTTACCTTACGGTAGCCTGTCGCAGCTTCCTGAAACTGTTTAAGCGTCTTCATCTGTAATATCCTCGTCTGAGTCTAAATCTAAATCGTCGAGATCTTCCAGATCATCATCTACATCAAGGTCTGTGTCATCGAGATCATCTAGATCAACATCTAGGTCTTCGATGTCCTCATCATCTACGTCATCTTCAGGTAGATCAAATTCTAACTGCTCATCTTCTTCCGGAGCATTAAAAACTTGCTGACCATATGTTTCTGCGTGTGCATCAATCATTGCTGCCGCGCGGTCTTTCATCAAAGCATCAAACGCAGCACCTACTTGCAAAGGCTGCTGATTAACGCTAAAATTTAAAATGTCACTAGATGTATAATCTGTCATATTCTATGCTCCAATTATAATTATTTATCTTTCTGTTTCCGCCGCGCGATTCTGATCTTCCGGATCCATCATACCTGCCTTCTCTTCAGCTGCAATCTGCTGATCGATCTCTTTGATCTCATCATCAGTTTGATACAACAGATTCCGGCGAACCCACTCGTTCGAATAGAACTTGCCAACATAGTCATCGATGTCTCTAAGCATCTGAACTCGTTCACGGAGGATTTCCATATCCTTGAGCTCTGCAAAGTAGTTATCGATTGCATAATCATAACGAATAGCTCTTGCAAATTCTGGCCACTCTTCAAGTGTTGTTACACCCTTAAGAATCAGCTGAGTGCGCAAAACTTTCGTAAACAGCTGCGAAAACTTCATTCTCAATCTATCAATAAACTTAGCAAACTTAATCTCGTCACGTGTAATCTCAGTGCCTCTACCAAGATTATAAACTGCCTCAGGATCTAGTCTTGAGATAGGTACGTTCAAAGACTTGTACAGTTTACGCTGGAAGTAGATTACGTCATCAATCTGACCAAGATTCTCGCCACCTGGAAGTGTTGATATCTCTGTTCCTCTACCACCTTCACGACGAGGAAGCCAAAAGTCTTCCAACATAGTCATAAACTTACGGTCGTCTCTAATTTCACCAGTATCAGAGTTGTATACAACCTTGTTCTTAAACCGCTGCATAACATCACGAAGATACTGTTCTGCTTTCATCTTCGGCAGATTACCAACATCGATGTAGAAGATTCTGCGTTCAGGTGCTCTGGAAATACGATAGATGACCAATGAATCTTCAAGCGATCTTAGCTGGTTCAATGGCTTAACAGCTTTATGCAAATACGAAAGAACTGTGTTACCTTTAGAATTAGACATTCCACTCATGATAGAAACGATAGAATCTTTAGCAATTCTAACGCCCTGCGAAGTCATGCTGGTAGCACCAGGTGATCTTACAAACCCCTTATTGTTAAAGATGTAATACTCTTGTCCATCTTGAACAACGGGAACACCATTCTGTGTCTTCTTCTTGGTCTGCTCACGAATCTTACGAATATGTCTTGGATCAATATAACGAAGCTCTTTGATACCTTCGCGTGGATTCTTCTCATCGATGATCATGTGGTAATACAACCGACCATCAACATACCACTTCTTAAAAATATCATAACTATAATCGTTAAACTCTAGAAGCTCAAGTACATTATTAAACTCTTCCCGAATAATTTCTTTAATTCTTTCAGGCTGTTCAAGATCATCAAGATTAATTTCGACAGGTTCATCTTTCGAATCCCCTACAATAGCTTCATTGACAATATCATCAATTGCCTGTTCAAGCTCGGGGTGTTCAGACATCTCCCTGTATTTTGTAACAAGCTCAGTTTCAGTACGAATCGAACCATCAAGGTCTACGTACGTGCCGTAGACACCACCGGCCTGAACGACCATCGCCCCGTCCTCATTCTGCTTAGGAGCGAATGAGACGGGGGCTGGGAGCTCTTGCCTTCTTTTTATTTCAAAGCCAAAAAGGTTCATAATTTCACTCTCTTATAATAAAGTATTAAAGTACTGGTCCTGGGCCACCCTCAATTTCATACCAATCATAGGCAAATGTCACAGAGAAGTTTTCAACGTTATCGGTGTTTTCCCAGTCGAGGTCAATTGTTGAAATCTCAGTTGGGAAGATGCCGTTGAAACGATACTTGCGAAGCTGATCGCCAGCCTTACCAAATTGCGTAACAATAGCTACCGACTTATAGATTTCAGGGGCGCTTGACCCACCTGTATTTAGATTGCTTTGCAGAGAGTTGATTTGGTTGTGCCACTGTTCCATGGTGTGACGAATAGCAAAGTCTTCGTCATTCATCACAGTAACCTGCCACTGATCGAATGTACGGTCACCTGCAATACGAATCTTACGACCGAAATATGGAATTTCGATTGGGTTGATCGTCGATGCTGGAAGTGACGTTGCTCTTACAAGAAACGGTACTGTGAAATCAGCAACATTATTGACAGGGTTAGTAATTTCGACCTGGAACAGGGTTGGACGAGCACCGCCCAGTCTTAGCCCTGCTCTGATTTCGGTAATGTTAAAAGCCATTTAATGATCTCCTTAACTTTAGTATTTATATGTTAACCAACGATCTCGGAGAACTCAATACCGCTTCTCACAGCCACAAAGTTGAGCTGGATGAAGTTGATTGAACGAGCTGGCTTAATGTAGATATCACCTACGAACCTGTTTGAATCAACAACCTGCGCAGTATTGTTTGTTTCGTCACAAACAACCTTAAAGTCTGTGATACCTCTACGACCCTGAACGTCTCGTAGGAATGGTTCCACGAGGTTTCTAAACTGAGTTCTTGTAAACTCGTCGTTGAATTCAAACATCAGTGAGTTAGCAGCTCTGGCAATCGCCTTCTCAAGAACAATGAAGAGACGACGAACGTTGATGCGATCGAACGCTGATGGTCTATTAAGCAATGTCTTATCACCGAATAGCGAGATACCCTGGCCAGGTGTTGCGATAACTGGGTTCGTACCATTCTTGTATAGAAGGTCTCTCTCAGCCTTATTAGGATTGAACGCAAGTCTAATTGCATTGCGAATCAAGCCGCGCGACGTACCAGCCGGTGAATACCATGGGTCTCTTGAGTTGTCTGTAACAACACACGTACCAGCAACGTCACCGTTCAGTGGAATGAAGCGATATACGTCGTTGTACTTGTCGTACATGTACTTATAGCCCGAGTCCATAACAGCGAACGATGATGAACGTAGGGCGTTACGGAATTCTACGATGCTTTCCGCTTCGCTACCAATGTTGTTAACAACGTCTGCTCGAGCTGGTGATACGAATACCACACAGTCCTTACGAACTTCGGCAATGTTATCAATCAGATAGTTTGCTTGCTGCTCGCCGTGTGTACCGCCAGCTGCTCTACCTGTGAGAACAAGTGAAATATCAACATCTTCAGCCGACTTGAACAGATCGTATGCGCGAGCTGTATCAGCAAACGGAATAGTCGTTTCGTCGTTGTCGACACCACCTTGGAACGAAATCGTTAGCGGAATATCGTTTGTTGACGATGACAGAGCAGATGCAAGAGCTGAAGCAGCGTTGCCTCTATCCGAAGCCCACCACACATACTGTGACTGATCGTTGATTACAGTCTTGTAGTAGTTGGTCGAACCGTCTGAGTTCTTAGCGTCCGTTGCGCGTGAAAGTGCCTTGAACACCTCAAGAACAGCGCCTGGCGCGCCAGTGAAGTCACCATCTTCGTCAACAACAACTAAGTGAAGTTCGTCAACAGCCGCGGTGTTACCGGTCGATGTCTGTGACTGATATAGCGAAGTCGAGGGCGCACGGTCGAACTGGTTGTAGTACTCCCAGTAGCGAGTTACGGTGTTTGCGTCGATAGCTGTCGACAGCTTTAGTGGCTGGTCGAATGTAAGGTTGACGTTTGCAACCATCGTACCAGCATCGCTGTCCGCTGAAGTAACACTCTTCGATGTGATCTTCAGTGTTTGCTTACCAATTGAAGAGTTACCAACTTCGATAAGGTCTCCAACTGTGAACAGACCCGAAATGCTATCTGCATACGCATTAGCCTGGGTGTTTGTAACAGCCTGGCCGGCAGTGTTGATAACTTGAATCACACCACTATTTGCGCCAACCGAGATTGTTAGCTTCGTGCTGTCAAACGTGTCGTTAGCAAGACCAGCTGTGTTACCCGATTGGAGATCGAATGCTTCTGAGTAGGCATTTGCGCTATCGCAAACCGAGATCTTAAGTGAGTTACCGATAGCGCCAGGATACTTAGCAATGTACTCAACAGCCCCATCAAAGCTACCAACCTTTGCGTTGTAATCATCTTCGTTCTTAACTGTATGGGCAGCGTTGGCAGAGAATGCTGACGAGTTAGCAATCCCCGACAGAACCACAGAAGTGTTTGCAGCGCGCGAAACGTACAGGGCGTTTGAATAGCCAAGGAACGAAGCAGCTGTGAAGAATGTTTCTGGGTTGATAGCTGTTGGTTTACCAAACCTATTAACGAGTTGGTTTTCCGAAGTAATCAGTGTGCGTACGCCGACAGGACCCCAACGGAAAACACCTGCAATACCGGCAACCGTAGTTGCCACCTGAGGTGTAATTGTTGTAAGATCGATTTCAGAAACGTTAACGCCAGGACTGATTTGGAACCCGCCTCCGCCTGATCCAAAATTCTGTACCGCCATGTTAATCTCCTTTAGGAAGGTGTTTTTATTTGAATAATTTCTTTTATATTTATAAAATTACAAACTACAGCGACATCATGCGTTCAAACGATTCTGTATCCGGCCCAATCTCAATGATCTCATTATCCTCATGATGATGACCAGAATCTACGAAACCAAACGGTGTAAGTTCACTCTCCATTTGCTCTTCTGTTTTTTCTCTTAATTTCATTAATGTATTGATATCAGTTAAATCTTTAAAGTATTGTTGATCGCTCATCCACGCAAACAATACAAGGCCCATTACAAGATCATCGTTGCAACCCGATTCTGCTTCGTACGAGTGACCTTTTTTTGAAAACCTTGAAAGTTCAAAGATTGTTTCATGATCATTAATTATGAGCTGCTGTTGTTCGACAAGTAGCTTGAGCATTGAACAACCGATCGCCTTAACAGTCTTTGTTGTTCTTATACCTCTTTCAGCGTTACCAAAGCCACCGGATATACGTTTTCCTCTTGCTCCAGCGTTTTCAGTATAGACAATTGTTTCACATTCGTAGTCATAGTGAAGGGAGTCAACCACCTGAGCCCCGACATCATTAACTTCTACGAGGATCACAGCATCGTTGTACATTTTAGATACGTTATGAATAACGCCAGAATAATCTAGCGGTGTAATCATATTGTTTCTGTATGTACAAACCTGGTTGTATGGCATCTTTGTGATGTCAACAACCTGAAACGCTGAGTAATCTAGACCTTTACCTCTCGACACATCAACTATAATTACATATTTATTATCTTTCGAAGGTCGGTCATATTGCTTGAGACCATCGCTTTCCGCAATTGGTACTCTTGATATAAGAGTCTTAAGGCATGCCGATGAGAGCAACGTTCCAGATGAACCCTGAAACTCGCACTCGAATTCTTGCGAGAACTTCTCCAGATCGAAGTCCATTGCTGCGAGTGTTTCTTGCCTCCATTCATTATCACGGCCCGGAACCTGCTGCCATGGAACCTCTACGAACGCATAGCCATTCGTTCCCTGCTTAGCGCCTTCACATGTTTTATAGAAGTGGTTGAGACCATTTGGCGTCGATGTAAATAGAATCTTTGTAGTGTTACCAGATGAAATAGTAGGAAACACAGAAGCAAAGAATTCATCCCAGTTTTCAACGAACGCTGCCTCATCGATGTATAGCAGTGAGATAGATTTACCACGAATCGCAGATGATGAAGTTGCTGCAGCAATGACCTTGCAACCGTTCTCTAATTCGATCGATCCCTTGTTCCATTCTTCTACCCCACTCTGTAGCCAATCGGGCAGAGATTCATACGCAAGTTTAATTCTCTCAAGAATCTCTCTAGCCGCATCGCCCTTGTTAGCAAGAAGAGCAACCGTCTTGTGTTCGTTAAAAAGAATGTAATGGAGAATGATTGCAGCGGCTGTCGTTGTCTTACCAGCCTGTCTACTCGTAACAACGGTAACGCGACGATTGTTCTGTAGCTTGTCGATGATTTCTTTTTGATAATCGTACAGAGCAATTGGAATCAGACCGTGGTCAACGTGTACAATCTTAATGTAGCGCTCAGCAAAGTAGATTGGATCCTGGCTACAACGTAAAAACTCCTGAACCATTTCAGGAGTCCATTGTATTTGCTTTCTTGATTTCTTAAGTAGAGGGTTACCTAGGTAGCCTCTGTCTTCTTTATTCATCATCAGATTTCAAATCTTGCAACATTTTCTGTAGCTCAGCCGTAGATCCAACAAACAGATTATTGTTGACAGTTTTGTCTTTCTCTTGTGTACCTTGTAGTCTTTGCTTTTTTAACTGAAGATCGGCAATACCGGTCGACACATCTGCAAACGTTTTGATCAATGAGTTAAGAACTTCGTATGCTTTTGGGTGTTGAGACTGTTGAGCAATCGCAATCATATCCTCAACGGCAGCTTGACTTTTAACAACGGCATCATAGAGATTCTCTCTTGCAAAACCAAGATCATCATCCTTTTGCTGGTCGATAACAGCTGGCACATTTGCCTGCTCTTCTTCCTTGTATACAGTGAGAGGAGTTAGCCCTAGGGCCTTATCAATATCGGACATTACAAGTCCTCCGTAAAGTCAATCAAGAACCCATAGTTTTCGTTTTCAGAAACCTCTGTAATATCTACAACCGTTGGTCTCGTGTTTGCAGTAGCATCACCATACCAGCTTGCAGCTGCTCCATTAGCATACTGTCCTGGATTGATCTGAATTGCTACAGTGTTGGCGATGGCAGTATTTGCGAGTGTGGCGCTGCCGAGTTTGGGCACCTTGATATTGACGTCGATATCCTTGATCACTTCAGATCTACGTGATGGGCCGAACAAGTACCCCTTCATCGTAAATGTTAATGTGTGTATAAGCGCTCGTCTTTGTGTGAAGTCGCCCTCATATGTATCTTCAGTCGTAATGTCATTGAATACAATGGGAACATCATACTTACCATCAACATCTGGCATTAGGTTTACTGAAGCTGTCCACTCGGGCGTGAAGTATGGTAGAATTTGCTCGATGATCTTCGTACCGTCCTCTGCGTTCTTAACCATAACAGCTAGCTGGAACGTAAAATCATATGGCACAGGGCTATACTGATACGTCATCTGACCCGAGTCATACACCTTATGCAATTTATTCATTGTATTCAGCTTGCGGTCGGGCGCGTAGTTCATTGTAACTATCTCAAACGACATTCTTGGAAGTGTAATTGCCGTTGGCTGGTCTAGCCCAGTATCCATATTGACTCTGGAAGGAACTTTTCCTTT